ACAGGGGAAGATCAGCAGTTCACCTTCCTTGTACAAGAGGTGACACTTAATGGTCAGACTAGGGTAGCCCTCCCCACTCCTGTAGCCCGTGTCTCTCGTGTGTTCAACAACAACGGAACTGAACTACAGGGTGCTGTCTACGTCTACGAGAATACGACCCTTGCTGGTGGTGTACCCTCTGATCTGACAAAGGTACATGCCAAGATACCGGAAGGTTTCCAACAATCGTTTAAGGCCGCAACAACCTTCTCGAATGAAGACTACTTTATTCTTACTGGGGGCTTTGGGTCTGTTACTTACAAGCAAAGTGCTGCTGTAAACTTCTACCTAGAGTTCAGGCAAGCTGGTAAAGTCTTCCGTGAAGGTGCTGCACTCTCCGCTAACTCCGCTGGTGGTGCTTGGCAGGTAGATTTAGACCCCTGCATCATCCTCCCGAAGAACTCTGACGTTCGCGTCACTTGTCAGACAAACTCTCAAGGCTCTGAGGTTTACGCCAGCTTCCAAGGTTATCTCGCAAAGGTTATTGGATAATGCCTTATAGGTCTGCGAAAGAAGTTCCCTCCAACGTACCTGCTGGCAAGAAGAAGCAGTTCATGGAAGTCTTCAATTCAGTTTATAACGATACGAAAGACGAAGGAAGAGCAATGGCTGCTGCTTACAGTGCAATCAAAAAGGCTCAGTACGCTAACGACATCTTCACGACTGAGATGGAAGCCCGCGCCCGCAGCATGGATATGGGACTTGGTGGTGCTATCCACGTACACGAGTATGATGGTCAAGCCGTATATATGCCCGCAGAGAGCCACAGCGCTTATCTGAGCCACTATGAGGCTTCTCTGGTAGGGGGAGAGCCTGAAGAGGACGAAGACGAGCGTATGGACGCTACAGAGGCTCTCAGAGCGGTTGTGGCTGAAATCATGCAGAAGGCCGACTACCAAGGTAAAGAAGTTACCCTGAACAAGCCCTTCCGTCTGCCCTCCGGTTCAAGCAAGAAGTTTGGTGTCTACGTCAAGGATGGCGATAAGACTAAGAAGGTTACTTTTGGTAGCCCCAGTATGGAGATTCGTCGTGATGACCCTGATGCTCGTCGTAGCTTCCGCGCTCGTCATAAGTGCGATACCGCAACAGACAAAACTTCAGCCCGCTACTGGTCCTGCCGCATGTGGGAAGAGGACATTAGTGTGAGTGAGATGACTAAAGAAGATATTACTGGTCAAATCTTGAAGGTCGATGACGAACAACGGATCATCTATGGATGGGCATCCGTTATCACCGAGAAAGGTGAAGTTGTAGTTGACCGTCAAGGTGACGTTATTGAAGCTGAGACACTTGTTAAAGCTGTCAATGATTTTATGGAGCATGTGCGGGTTGGTAAGACTATGCACGAAGGTGAGGCAACTGGGCAAGTAATCCACTCTCTGCCAGTCACCAAAGAAATCTGTGATGCTCTCGGAATCCAGTGCGACCGTGAAGGATGGGTTGTCGCCTATAAGGTGTACGACGATGCAGTCTGGGATCGTGTCAAGTCTGGTGAACTACGGGCCTTCTCTATCGGGGGCCGTGCCATAAAGGAGGACTACCTTGCCTAATCTCCTTAAACAACTCCAACTGGAGGAACTATCGTTGGTAGACCGCCCTGCGAATCCACTGGCAATGGCTCCTCTGTACAAGCGTGATACTTCCGAAGGAGAAGACATGACCAAAGAAGTAGAAAAAATGTCTGACGACATGGAAGCCAAGCTGAAGCCTTACATGGACAAAGGTATGTCCGAGGAAGAAGCTATGAAGGCTTATGAAGCAGACATGAAGAAAGCTGAAGAGGAGGAAGCTATGAAAGCTGACCTCGAAGCTGAGATTGAAACCCTTAAAGCAGAGAACGAGCGTCTCCGTAAGGGTCTTCTGGATGAAGGCTACGTCATTAAAGCAGACGTAATTGAAAAGAAGGCTGAACCTGAGTTCATCGAATATGGTGGTGAGCAGATTAACAAAGCTGACGTTCCTGCCCCCATCCTCAAAGCACTGGAAGAAGCAGAGATTGAAAAGGCTGATGCCGCTCTGACGAAACGTGCTGAAGCAGAACTCCCCCATTTCTCCACTGAGGTAGCTAAGAAGCTCTTGGTTGCTGTCGAAAAGATGGATGACATGGAAATGCTCATGGAAGCTCTTCAGGCTGCTGACAAGGCGTTTGCAGACAAGATGGAAGAGTTTGGTAAATCGGACGCCAATGGCGACTTCGAAAGTGCTGACGACAAGCTGAACGCTCTTGCTAAGGCTTACGAAGCAGAACACAAGGTAACGTTTGCTAAGGCATACGCTGCTGTAATCAAAACTGATGAAGGTAAGTCCCTCATCAAAGAAATCTACAAGAAAGGCTAATTATTATGGCTACTCAAGGGAATCAAATCCGTGAGACGATGATCGCTGGTGCTGCCCTCTCGCAGTTTACCTTCGTCATCATGAACACCACTGACCGCACTGTTGTTGCTGCTGGCAATGGCGCTGCTGCTGATGGTGTTGTTATTAACGATCCGGCTTCGGGTGCTGCTGCTACGGTTGTGACTGCTGGTCGCGTTATCGTTGAAGTTGGTACTGGTGGTCTTACTGCTGGTGATGACGTTGGTGTTGATGCTAACGGCGAAGCTGTAGCTGCTGCAACTGGCGACATCATTGTTGGCAAGTGCGTCGAAGGCGCTGCTGCTGGCGGTCGTGCAACGATTGACTTCTTCCGTGGCGGCAACGCTTCTGCGTAAGAATTAGAATTTAGAAAGGAACTAAACCATGCCTATGCTGACTCCGAGTCAAGTGCATATTGACCAGCCGCTCACCAACCTGACGCTGGCCTACCTGCAAGACGAAGCTAACTTCATCGCTGATAAGGTCTTCCCGCTCGTGGAAGTAGACAAGCAATCGGACAAGTACTACGAGTACAACCGCGCTGACTTCAACCGTTCCGGCAACCGTCAACAACTGGCTCCGCGCACTCGTCCTGAGCGTGTTGGTATGTCGCTCTCGAACAGCAACTACTTTGCTGATGTCTATGGCCTTGCCACTGACTTTGACGAGCAGACCCTTGCCAACGAAGATGCGGCTCTTGAAATCCGTGCTGCTGGCACCAAGATGCTCATGCACAACATGCTCATCGACCGTGAAAAGGACTTCGTAACGAACTTCTTCTCCACTGGCGTTTGGGGTACTGAGTGGGACGGTGACACTTCCGCTGCTGCTGCTGGTACGGACGTTGTTCACTGGGACGACTACACCAACTCCACGCCTATCCAAGACGTGACCAACATGCGTCGTACTATCCAACTGGCTTCTGGTGGCTTCAAGCCGAACACTATGGTCGTTGGTAAGGCTGTTCGTGACTCGCTCATCAACAACCCTGCAATCCTGTCCCGCCTGAACGGTGGTGCAACCATCTCCAACACGGCTCTCATCACTGATGCGAAGCTGGCTGAAATCTTTGAGGTCGAGAACTTCTACGTGATGGAAGCTGTGGAGAACACTGCTGCTGAGGGTGCTGCTGAGAGCAACTCCTTCATCGGTGGTAGCAACGCACTCCTGACGTACACGCCTTCGGCTGCTGGTCTGATGACCCCTGCTGCTGGCTTGACCTTCGCTTGGAACTCCATCCAAGGCGCTTCCTTCGGTGTTACCGTTGAGAGCTTCACGGGTGACTTCCTCCGCGTTGAGGGCATTGCAGAAGAACTGCACGTTAAGCACGCTTACGACATGAAGGTTGTAGGTTCTGAGCTTGGCGGCTTCTTCAACGGCGTCATTTCCTAAGATTTGACCTTAGCGGCTCCAAGGGTTCTTAAGTATCTCCTTGGGGTCGCTCCCCCTTAATACTAATAAACACAGGAGCCTAAAATGGCTGACGAATATAAGCAATACCGGATTGACAATGCTTTTGGGTGGCAGATTAGTTTCCCAGTATTTGTCAAGACCCCATTTACAGCATTTGGTAAAGAATGGAAGCGTGGGGAAGAGTTTAATTGGATGAACCAGCAGTTCCGTGCTGAGGATTGGGAACAACAACTCCATAACGTCCACAACCTCTTCAACGCAGACTTTCTACACCACGACTCGTCAAAAGAACAAGAGACGAAGGTTGGTGACAGGTTGAACGAGATGAACGGTGAACAGCTTTACCGCCTCGTATCCCAACTAAACGCTGAAGTAAAAAGACGCACCACAAGCGCAACAGAATTTGCAGATAAGAAATGCAAGTCTTCCAAGATTGACACTAAACAGCGTGGTCTTATTCGTAGGTGGTTACGAAGCAATACTTGGGCAGAAGACATTTTCTATCAGTACCGAGACACGATCTTAGGTGAATAACAAAGGAGACGATCTGGATGGCTTGGAGCTACGATCCTACAGACTTAGATACTAGCACGGCTTCGGGTCGTCTCAACGTAGTTCGTTTACTTGTCGGGGACACTGATACGAGTGACCAACAGGTTCAGAACGAAGAAATTACTTTCGCACTAAGCGAGAATGGAAATAACGTATATTACTCTGCTGCTTGGGTAGCTCGTTCTATCTCAAACAAGTATGCTCGTCAGGTCAACATTGATTTGGATGGACAACTTTCGGCAGACTACAGTGACCTCTCGCGTCAGTACAATAGACTTGCTGACCAACTAGAGTATCAAGGCAAGAAATCTGGTGCCGTTCTTGGAATGGTGGCTGGTGGTATGAGTAAAGCACAAATGGAAGGTATCCGTCAGAACACTGACAGGTTCCAGCCAGCTTTCCGTAGGGACCAGTTTGATAATCCGCCGGATAGTGGTTTTTACTACGACTACGACTAATGGTGCTAGATGGCTCTCATGTCAGCAAATATACTTTTTCTATTGAATCGCTATGGGACTGAGGTAACTCTCAGTAAGCCCACCTATGGGGCATATGACCCTACTACTGGGACTGTAGTTTCTACCACTACCAACACTTATACTGTCCAGTGTTATTTCGCTAACTACGAGATGTCTGAGATTGACAGTGATAGTGTGGTCCTTGGTGATCGTAAGGCTTACTTCCCAGCAACAGATACATCTGGTGATGCACTACCTAAGCCGGATATGGAAGACACTATCTCTGGTTTTGGCGATAGCGTTAAGATTGTCAGGGTTCAAGAACTTTACTCTGGGGACCAACTCATCTGCTACATCTGTCAGGTTAGAGAATAATGCCA